AGAGGAGGAGGAGGAAGTGGAGGAGGAGGTACAGGAGGCAGAGGAGGAAGCAGAAGTAGAAACACCAGATGATGATCTGGAGGTCTTTGAGATTAAGATCAAAGGAAAGGCGTATTACACCAACAGTGAAACAAACGGTAATATTTATACAATCACCGAGGACGAAGACGTGGGCCCGGTTGTAGGAAAATATGTAAATGGAATTGCCAAATTCAATTAACCCAGTATCTTAGAATGATAGTTCTTACGAGTAAATCTTTTTTTCGAAACCCGTCGTTTTGTTAGTTTAATACGTCTACTCTTTTTTTTCCCTCCACGATTGGCTGCAGGAGTAAACTGTTCTGAACGGGTATTCAATTTTGGTTTTCTGTCTTCCAACTCGATGAGCTTTTTCGCTATTTTAATAAACAAAAAACATTTTGCGCAATCCAGACTTAATTTTAAGAATTCTAAACTATTGGCTGCCTTTTGAATACGTAGAAGTTCTTCTTGTTGTCTTCTATTGTTTTCGATCTCGCTTTTAAATATTGCAATCAATTTATTCAACTCTGTGATGACGTTGAGATTATATTGCCGTTTTCCTTTATTCCAAAAAAGATAGGCGTCGTAAAGTTCTCTCTCATTGGGAAGTTTACTTTTTTCCAAATAAGGTAGTAAATTTGATTTATTAAAATCGGGTTGATTTGGTGACGTTTTTAATTCATTATGACTTCTAAATAATGCGTTTATATTATCAATATAGGATAGCGCTTCATTTGGATACCAAAGTTTTGAATAATCTCGCTCCTTGTCCGAGTCTTGTGGTTTGCCAGAAGACAATCGATACTTTTTATTAAATTCGTCTTGTAAAAACTTTTCTAGTTCCGGTTGTGTTATTTTAGGATTACTTTCCTTTATTTTTTTTATTTTCTCTCGAAATTCTTTTTCACGATCCTCTTCGATTTTGTCGAGTGCTTCTGTGAATATAACTGAACTGACTACTATATCTCCAGCTTCGCGCGTTTTTTTTTCGGTATTATCGCTAGTATTTTTCTCAGGTGCTTTTCCAACACCTTGATTGTTTTCTGGATTCGTCTTATTTGTAGTTGTAGCAGCAGCCTGGTTGCCTTCTGTGTCGTTTTCGGTATATAAAATTCTTCGATAGTTTAAATCCCACTTTTGTCGATTTTTTTCTAGTGTATTTACATTTTTTGTCAAGACCAATTCTAAATTCTTACCTAGTTCTTGACTTTTTAAAGCGCAATTCTGAGAACCATATAATTTACCCTGAGCTCCTGAATATAAATCACAAAGTACGTGAATTTCGTAAATCAACGTGATACCTCCTGATTCGTATTTGGTGTTTACGCCAGTATATAATAAATACGTGTCGTTTTCGCTTTCGCGGAAGGGCTGAACAGATTCGTCGGCTTCATAATAATAATGATAAGCACGATCAATAAAATTGAAGAACATTTCTGCGTCTCGGTCGCTTTTTAAGTTAATTAAATTTTGTAAAATCGAATTTGTGGATTTGTTTTGAAACCCCAGGATATTACGGATGTATTGATCTACAAAATAAGAATACTGGGTGTCTCTTTCTACTTTTGCGTCAGAATATGCTTTGTAAACATGATCGATCGTGAGTTTTAATAATACATCAAGTACCCTTTCTTTTTTTTGAATCTGAGCGTCTGTTAAATTGGCGGGGTTTATCATATCTTGATTCAGGTCGGCATCAAGTGATAATTCTGCTAATTTATCAAGACCCGTTTTAATAACACCCCAATGATTGGGTAAATATTTACTTTGCGCAATAATCGTTGTATGCGGCGGCTGTCCTCTTCGCCAATCTGAATTTTTTTGTTTATCAGAAAAAAGAAGATTTACTAATTTTAATAAATTCATTTTTGCGATTTGTTTATCTTCTTCGTCGTTCAACGAATCTAATTTAAAAAGAGCTTTTAATTCTTTTGAAAAATTTAGGGTTTCGGATTTACTCCCTCCTACCTTTTTTTCAGTTTTCATTGATGAAAAAAATTGGGGATCAAAATATTTTAAAAACTCTAGGGTTGCCGAATCGGTTTTGTTTTCTTTTTCCTCTTTAGCAGTTATTCTTCTTCTTATGTCACTATCTATATCCCGTTTGTTCAATTCAAAGTGTTCTGGGTAGTTACAATTAGTTAAGTCATTAACCTTCTTTTTTAATTCAGTTTCAGAAAACTTTTTTTCAAAGTCAATGGGTTTACTCGAAATAATAGCATCAAATAAAGATTTTAATAAATATATTTTAAAAAAATTAATAAAATATTGTTCAGTGAACGCTATCGTTTTGTAATATTCAAAACCATCTATATTTACTTTTTCAGTTTTTTTTTTTTTTTTTTCTACATTTTTTTTTTTTTTTTGTACCACAATTTTACGGTCTTCAATTTAATTATCTTTTACTTTATAGGGTGCGCACCGTACGTCTTCATACATGGCCTTATATATTTGGTTTACCAAATTTTGCATTTCTTTCAAATCTGTATCCACCTTATCCTTCATCGTTTTTACATCCGATTCGTCTCTTTTAACTGTACGAATTTTCCTCTTTTCGTTCTCGCGCCAACGCAAAAATTTTCGATAATTAATAAAAAGGTCTTTATATACGGGGCAATTCAATATATCATTCATCCATATCAAACGATCAAAAGAATAAGGCTTTCCGCCGATCATTATTTGTGATATGTCGGATATATTTCGCAAAAAACCATAAGGAGTAGGTAATTTGGGCATCTGAAATTTATCAATGACTAAATCCCAAGAACTCGTTACGGTGACACTATTGAGCGGACTGCTGACAAATAATAAAGTCAACATGCATTCAATATTTTTTTTTATAACACTGTTATATTGTTTGAAATATTCCTTGGGATCTTTGCCATTGTATTGTTTTTGTTGTCGATCGTATAAATTTGGATAAATGGTCAACAATGGCAAATGAGAATTCAAATCAAAGAAAAACTGGGCCTTTTGTAAAAAAGTAAGCTCTGACAACGCCGCAAAATTTTGCAGAGTATTAGTAGAGACAATCGGATATTTTTTGAAGGTTTTTCTGTCCTTGGATTGAATCGTAGGATGTTGTAACATAGAGGATTCAAATAAAATTGTCCGATTTTCTTCAGATAATGATGCTAAATTAGTATGTAAAAATATTTTTATATCTTGATATTCCATTCTTACTATATATTTATATATAATTAGCAATTGTTTTTGAATAATTATACCAATGATTGGATATAATTATTAATATAAAATTTGCGCTAGTTTTTGCGTGGTTCCTCCCCGGTTATCTAAAGACAAAGGTTTATCTACATTCAAAATATCCTTCTCTCCAGCACCTTCGCTGGATTTCTGTCTCTCTGCTTTTTCTAAAAGTTCCTTGGCTTTTTTGATTTCATCATCCGTGACTTCATTTTCTTCCAAAAGCTTTAAATGGTAATCTTTGAATCCAGAAGGCAAACAGCAAAAGGGACTGTCTTCGTGAAATAAATAATCGGTCAAAATAATGAAACTGATGGAAATGATTAACGCCACGTAAATGTCTCTTGTGCCCATCCACGCCATGGCAAAGACTAATATTTGTTTACTAAATGTAAATTTCAAATAAGACTCCATAGTTTTTCCTAGTTTTATGGTAACAAATTTGGAAGCAATATTCAAAATAAGTATCATCAATCCAGCAAACAATTTACTGGTATTCATCGCTTTTACTGTATCATCAAATGAAAAAAATAGATTGTTCATCGTTTTGTCAATATATTTTTTTATGTTTTTTACGCTCATGTTTCTGCTATATATTAAATACAATATATTTTATACAATCGAATAAATATATACGTTGCTGGTTTTTGTCCATGACATTTCAACAACAATGCTTTCTATAAAAGATAGCTTGGTGTTTTCGATACCTGGTTGTTTCGAACAACAAATAATCGTCCCGCTGGGTAACTGTTGAGCGAATTTAATGAAAACGTCGTCCGTTATATTTTGTTCAAAACATAAGTTACTAAACCATAAAAAAACATTAGGATTTTGTGGTAAAAGTTGCGTAAGATTAACGTCGAATATATTCGCATGTATGAATTGTGCTTTATTTGCATAATCTTCAACTAATCGGTTTTTTAACATGACCGCGTCGTCGTACCGTTCTTTTACTAGTTCGACTCCCACTGTTTTCTTAATTTTGGGAGAACTTGCGAGGAAAAGACATAGTTTTCCGCGACCACAACCTATATCAAAAAACATATTTATTCCTGGATTCAATTGTCGGATTCGCGAAAATAAACCTTTCATACCCTCGTATGTCATTTCGCCATAAGTAATTTTATGACCTTCATAAATATTGTTAATTTGTCCATTGTCGTGTTTGCAAGAGGGATAATAGTTTTTCAAATCACTTACGTAATTTTTTCGAGTATACTTTTGGATTCTGCGCCTCTTACGAGTTGACATATTTTTCATCAAGAAAAAAATATCATAAATAAAACGATGAGTAGATTACCGGATTTCGATTACAGAAAAATACTGCAAACCAAAAATAAATATTTCTAAATAATTTTTATTCAGATTAAGGAGAGATCACCTAGTGACTTACTGTTCTCTGTTACATCAACGTCGAAACGTGTAATTTATCCTGTTCGCTATCTTCGGGTTCAATGACACTATATTGACATTTTTTATCGCAAATATTACACGGATCCCCGCTAAAGTTTATTTCCGGAAACACGTGTTCGACCATCTCCGATTTTACTGATTTTCCTTTATAATGTAATTCATCACCGACGCAATTCTTTTTTCTAAAGTCTGCTTCTGAATTTGCTATATTAGAAGTGTCGTCTTTACAAACGTTACCATCATGGAGGTTGGAATTATTTTCATAAAAGAAAAAAGGTTCTCGTTTTTTTGTATAATAAACCGCAACGACGGTTGAACAAAATAAAACGCCCATTACTCTATCCAAATAATAGTATATAAACAATAGGACAAATACCAGACATCTTCCGGGTGTACTCACCATAAAAAATGATCGCATTTCGTCAAACCAATATATTATACAGAAAAAGGAGATGAGAATTATTTCGGCAACTACTAATTTGTTCATCCTATATTATTTAAACATATTTATTTAGCACGAATTAAAAATCCGTAGGTTTATTCCAGAATAATATCTACTTATTTTTTAAATATAAATTATTATTACAATGTCTTTATTAAACACAGCATCCCCATGGACCAACGATGATTCTTCTAAAAAAAGACAATCTACCATGAGAAAAACATTTAAACTAAAATCTGCAAATCAGCCCATATCCTCCCATGATGATGATCAAGATAATACTGTTGAATATCCTCCCCACTCCATTGAAAAAACTCAAGCTGATATGAGTGATCGATCAAATCGGGTCAATCATTTAATAGATAAAATCACCGCAGCAAATGAGAGTGATACAAAACTAGGGGAATTTGTTCCTATAGATAACCCAAATATTACCATTAACAAAGAGGAAAAGGATGATTTAATGTTAAGTCGTTTACAATCTTCGGTTCCTGCATTGAACCATTTAAATCGTCAAAAAATTGGTAATTTTTTAGCAGATGATAGCGCAGCGGCAGTTTTTAGTAATTACAAAAACAGCTACGAAGGTCCGATCATGTTTCAAAAACCTGCTGAAATGCAGTTGGCGAAACCGATGATAGATAACAAGGTCATGGAAAAGATAAATTATATGATTCATATGTTAGAAGCGCAACAACACGAGAAAACGAATAATATCACTGAGGAATTTATTTTGTATACGTTTTTAGGAGTATTTATAATTTTTGTGGTGGATAGTTTTTCTCGGTCAGGCAAATATACGAGATAATTAGGAACCCCGTGCCCATTTTTGTAAAAATCGAGAACTTTTTCAAAAAAGTTCTCGAGAAAATTGATTTTATTTTTAAATTGTACGTTGATGATAATCTTCCCGTTCAGAAAATTGTAGTAACATGTCCATGTCTCTTGAGTTCAGTGGTCGTGCCCCCACATTTTACCGTCTTCTTTCGCACATAAACACAGTTACTGCAGGAAAGGCAGATGATGAAGAGGGTTGTAGCTTGTTGAAAGAACTATCCGATTTGATCTTGGTGCCCGAATCAGATTTAGCTGTACATCATCTACTGGAGATGCTGCTAGAAATGAATACCGGGAGTGCGTTGGCGGTGTTTCCTACTGAGGATTTGAGGGTTTTGGAGAGAATGATTCTCTTCCTACTCAAGTACTACCAGCGCAATCCATACGTTTCTGCCAAAATCTGGACCTTGTGTGGCGCACATACTGCGGTTGCTCATATCGGGAACCGAATGGGCGACGGGACTCAGTGTCCTCTTGTTCCAGCGCGTGATCAAAGTCGTGTAATGGAAATCGCCAGGCTAAATCATCAATTGAGCGATCTTGCTCAGAAGATCAAAGATGTTGAGAATCCCCAAGTCAGTGTCGAGTTTTTCAAAAACAAAGATCACGTTTTTCATCCGGAAAGCCAGTTCATTCGAGTGATCGTAAGTTAATACATAGGCTGCATAGGCTGCATTGGGGCTAGGCTAAGCGACGGATCAGCCTTTATTAATCCTTGGTACAACAATATGTCGAAAACTTCAAGCGCAATGAACATCATTAAAATAAAAAAGACAAAAGGCAAGAGTACTAAGAACCATGCAATAGAAGAGTATCCGTTACTGCACAAATAATTCAAAAACGTAGCCCATAATAAAACAAAAATAATTTTTATTGTTATTGTGAAAAAAGAGACGTTCCAAGCCATCAATAAAGTACTAATTATGGATAACAATAAATAAATCATTGCAGGTACACAAAAGGTTTTAGGGGATGTGAAGAAACTCTGACTTTCATTCAGGGTTGACATTATAAATTATACATAGATATTTAATGGAGTTCTATTTGTAAAATTTACTTTTTTTTACGAATTACTTTCTTTCTTGTTCTCTAAATTCTTTCTAAAATATAAATATATTGGTGCTCGTCGTCTATATTTTCTTTCATAGAAAACTGGGCGTAAACATTAAACCCAGCATATTTGGCCATTTTTAAAATATTTTCTTTGGAATCCGTATGTAATGTTTCTTCGTTTTCTCTTACGTTTCCGGTAATATCATCTTTAAACGTCTCTTTTCTAGACAATTCGTTCTTTTCAATCTGGCAATAATCATAAGATAAATTATAGACGTAGTTTTGAAATTTTACTGTACTTTTTGTAATCCGTTTTTCTAAATATTTATTAGGATTTGTTACCAAATTGGCTTTTACCGCTGGAGATAAGGTATCAAACTTATCTAAGTCTACCAAATGTAAGATGAGATATCCGTTGGGCAATAACCATTCATGGCATTTCTGAAAGAGCTCAATCTTGTTACGAAAATGATAAATGGTGAAATAAGTACAAAGAATATGAGAAAAAGATTTGTTCTCGAAACACATCGGTTCTAAAACGTCTCCATGTTTGTATTTGCATTCGGGATATTTGAATCCTGATAATTCAATCATTGCTGGTGATTTATCTATTCCAAAGGCGCGATAACCTGCGTCGGTCAAGTTTTTTACGACTTCACCTGTTCCACTGCCTATATCTAAAAAAACACTATTTTTGGTGGTAGGTTCTGTGGCATTTATAATGTTGATGAGTTCGTGCCAAATTCGGTGTTTGGGTCTATGAATCTCGTCATATATTTCTGCGTAAAATTCGTCATAAATATCGTCATCTCTCTTCAGAATATAGGAATCCGATTGAGTGAACCCTTCGCGTCCCAGTTTAAAAACACTATATCGTTTCCACACCGAATATAAGAGAAAAAAAACAGCGAGAAAAACCAATAGCTTTAATAAACGATGGTTCAGATTATTAGAAGATTGAAATATATTATAAAAATATTGAAACATATAATATATTCATCAGATTTTTTTGTCGACTAAAAACGTATTTTACACCCTTGCCGGGAACCCTAGTTTCTGTTCTAATTATAAACCATCTCTAAGTTGATTTCTGGTTGCATTGAAAAATTTATTACCACCAATACCCGTCGATTGCATATTTGGGTGTAAAGTTTGATCTAATTTGGGCGCCTCAAATAATAAAGGATAGGGTTGTTCCGTAGGTCGTGATATAATACTAATATTATACAAATCGCTTGTAGAAGTAGGAACGAACAGGTTTTCGCCGTGATTTTGCTTTGAAAACGTTTGATTTCTTAATATGGTTTCGGTATCCACATTTTCGAAATAAGCCTTTATTGGCGCAATTTCCGATCCTGGATTAAAATTAAAATGCGAATTATAAAGCGGGTAATTTAGTCTAGTTTCTTTTGCGGGTGTGCGTCTATCTATTATGGGAAAAAGGGAATATTTGGTTGGAATCGGACGTGGACTGTAATTTGGTTCTAAAGGATAATCGGGAAACTGTCTGTCGGAAATCCGTTTGTTTAAATCTTCTACTCTTTCAGTTTGAATAAATTCATGATCTGACATTTCGTTTCGAATATATAATTCCCAAATATATTTTTTGAAAATATATTTAAAATTGTGCGTATAATAAATAAAATGATTGATATTCTTGATACTGATACAAAGAATCAGGTAACACTTGTTACTGCGTTTTTTGACATTCAACGATCTGAAAAAGGCGACGGAAGAACCGTGGAAGAATATTTAAATTGGCTACAAAAAACCCTGCAATTAAATTGTAATTTGTGTGTTTATACCGAGGCGAAATTCGAAAACTTTTTCCGGGAAAATCGTCCGGCAAGTTATCCTATGCACCTAGTCATTTTAGATATAAAGGATCTTTATTTCTATCGGTATAAAGAAGCAATCGCGAATATCATAGAATCTGAAGAGTACAAAGAAAAAATACAACACCCAAAGAGGATTGAATGTTTATTACCTGAATATAATATCATTCAATATTCTAAATTCGATTGTTTAAGTCGCGCGATTGATGAAAACGTTTTTAAGAGCAGCTCTTTTTTCTGGATCGACGCAGGAATATCGAGATTTTTCTATGACGTAGATTTGACAAAACCTTATCCTGGTTCTCAAACCCAGCATTTATTGAGAAAACACAGTGGACAGTTTTTTATTCAAAACAGACCCGATTTGTATTCTTTTCCGATAGACGACACATTTGTTTGGAGGTCAGATAATTTACTTTGCGGAACGATGTTTGGTGGAGGCGCCAAGGTATTGAAAGAGGTTTTTTGCGAATTAGTCGGTGTTTTTGAGAACGATATGTTACAAAAAAAAAACGTCAATAATGAACAACTCGCATTGGCGGTTTTGTGGAAAAAGAACCCTGATTTGTTTTATATGATAAATAATAATTATGGTGTTCATTTAGCGTTATTTAAACTAATGAGCCATTGAAATTACTTAGATAAATAATATTTGTTTTTATATAAAAAGGAAATGAAATCCTGTATTTTGTTTGGGAATTGTCATTGTAGTGGTGTGAAAAAATTTTTGGAATATTCCAATTTCTTTGAAAAATACGAAGTTCGGCAATTTGCAAATTGGGAACTTATAAAAGATGAAAATAATATGGCGATCCCGATTCATTTAATAAAAAACGCGGATTTGGTAATTTATCAACCCCTATCGGACATCCATAATTGTTATTCCACAAATCGCGAGAACCCCGACTCGTTTTTTTCTTTATTACGAGATGATTGTAAAACGATTTCTTTTCCTAGAATTCATAATAATGCGGTTTTTCCCATTTTTCACAAAAATAATAAGAAACAAATTTTTTATGGCCGAATAAATAATCAGATTGATTCTTTACAACATTTATTCAATTTGTACAAAAATAACTTGATAGACTATAATTTTGATAATAGATTGGCAGAAAATTATTTAGTATCAAGGAAAAAAGAGGAAAATTGCGATATAGAAATCGCTGATTTTATCTATCGCAACATTTCGAACGAAAAACTATTTTTGACACAAGACCACCCTACTTCTTTCGTTTTCAATGAATTAACACGAAAAATATGCGAAAATATGGATTTAGAATACGATTATGAAAGGGCAAAATTGGCACCAGAAAATATTACGGGTCTTCGGGATTCGGTTTATCATAGACCGGATCATCAATATCCG